ACCATCACGCACGAATGTCTTCCGTCAATCTTATGAACATGATGGAACCTCGCCACTCAACTCCTAAAGCAATTTTCGATGCAGTTGACAGGCATAAAGAAGTGATGAATTTTAATTTGCTTCGGCTTAAGAACCACAAATATCCGGCCGATCATCCATGGGTAGAACAGTGTATGAAAGCGCTGCCGGAAATCGTAAAACGACTGTCGCCGCAGCAGTTGGAACTTCTTGAGCTGTCTTTTCACAAGCGAAATGGCACTCTTAACAAGAGCTTTAACAAGTCGAGGGTGCTCACGCTTTGGGCCGCCACGCACAATCTTGACGGAAGCGTATTGAAAGATGATTCTGGACGTCCCGTTGGCAGAAGGTTTCTCAAGACGCTAATGGGGGCTTCGCCCTTTAGACAGCGCCATTGCGGCATTCACAGGGCCAATATCATGCGTGATTTCCGCAAGAATTTCATTGAACGCCGCATTGGGAAAGTGGACAAGGAGAAACTTTATCGGCCCGAGCAGCATGAGGAGTTTGTTGCGGCGAGAAACAGCTTCAATCGTGAATGGCTTAAACTTGCCCAGGTGTTCAAGCAATACGAAATGGTTTAAGCTTGGCCAGACTCGCTTCATGATGTATTCCTGCTCGACAGGATTCATTGGCTATGCGAGCCGCGTGCCTCACTCGCTTCATTGTGTGTTCCTGCTCGACAGGATTCAGCTCCTATGCGAGGACTAACGGGCTTTGTATTACGCTTTGTAACAAAGCATTTCCAGGGGCGGGCTGGCTCGGTATTGTGAGCTGGTTCGCCCCTCTTCCATGCAGAACTTCGCTTCTATTGCCATTCTCAGCGGCATGCTCACCACGCTGGCATGGTCCGAAACTAAAGGGCCAAAGCCGCAGCCAGACCGTCAGGCCTACCAGGCCTGCACACAACTCCACCCGCAGCGTTTCTGCGCCATCTCCCATCTAGGCCAATGAAGGAAGCCAACAAGCGCATTGTCGCCATGGCTCAAAGTCTTGGCTTTGTCCTGGCTCGCACGCGCAAGCATTTCGTCTTCAAGCATCCAAGCGGGGCCACGTTCGTGGCGCCCCAAAGCGTAAGCGACGATCGCGCTCTGCACAATGCCGAAAGAGACATGCGCAGGGCCATAAGCAACGCTAATGCCCGAAAGGCTTCACAAAAGGCTTTAGACCAGCAATCATAGTCATCAAGGGCGCGAGCCCACATTCCTCTCTTCCCCATGGACAAAACCTCTCTCGTCAAGCAATTCATCTTCAACGCAGGCGCTTCCATCGTTTCTGTTGAATTCACGAAAGTCAATGGAGAAAAGCGCAAGCTTCAGTTCAATCCTCGTGACACGCAGGAAATCAAGGGCACTGGCACGCCCACAAAGAAAACGAGCATCGTCCGCTGCCGGGATTTCGCTATTGCTCGAAAGGAAGGACAAGGCGCATGGCGCTCATTCGACTGCGAGCGCGTGGTGAGCATCAGGGCCAATGGAAAGGAGCTGGTGTTCTGACCATGGCAGTTCTTGATCGCGACGTTTGGAGCCTATGGGCCGAATCAGGCATGGATTGGACCATGCTTGACTCCAGTCCTGACCGCAACGCCCTGGAACGGCAGGCTCGAAGCCTCAAGGCCGTGTTCACCACGAAAAGCTTCATGGTGGTACAGGGCATGCAAGGCCCAAACCGTTTGTAAACAGTTGTTGCAGAGGGGCTGACCAGGCCCCTCCTGCCTCTATTGTTCTATCACGGGCGCGAGCCCACCGTCACCAAAGTCATGCACCGCACTATCGAAGGTCACCGCGAGAGCCCTTACCTCGCCAAGCTCGAAGCCGACCGTCAGGCCCAGCACTCTGGCTATGGCGTCAGAAGCATCATGCTCGCCAATGGCTGCTACAAATGGGAAGCCTATGGCTGGGAGCGCATTACAGAGCTCCAGCTTCACTACACCAGCTATGCCATTTTCAACAACAAGTGGGAAGCTGAACAGTATTTCAACAACATCGTCAACGGTTGATCACTAAGCAGCAAACATCGCCATGATTTCATCTTTCTTCTTCTTCCTGATTCTGCCTCTAACAATTGTGATTGGCATTATTCTGTGGCTCTCTGAAACCAGGGAGCAACGTGCTCGCCGCTGGCGCCAGTCAGGCTTGTCCCAACAGGCCATTGCAGATCGCTTGGGCGTAAGCCGCAGCACAGTCCGTCGCATGCTGGCACCTGCGTAAAGCTTTGTGACAAACGGGGGCTTCGGCCCCTCTTGTCTGTATTGTTCCTTTGTCCGGCGGCGACGCCCTTTCCTTTTCTTCCCATGGCAACCATCCCCACAGTCCATCTCAACGGCACCGGCTTCACCGACCTGCGCGATGGTTACGCTGCTGCGTACGATGCCATCGACAAGGCGATTGACGCTCTAGCCGCTGCCGAGCTCAACGGCCGGGACTTCTACCCTCAAGGTCCTGACGCCTACTACCAGGCCCGCAAGGAGCGCGATCAAGCCTTCGACCAGCTTCGTGCTGCCCAGGCCTATGCGGGCGAAATGCTGGCCGGCATTTGTGATCAGCAGCGCTGATTGCAACGATTTGTGAAGCTAATGATTCAGGGGCTGGCAACGGCTCCCTTTTGCTCTATTGTTCCTTTGTTCGGAGGCGCGAGCTTCCACCACTCACCAAATCATGATTAGCTTCTCCGTTCTTTGCACCAACCCCCGCCATGGCGGCCAGTGCGAGCTTCTCATTGACGCGAACAGCGCCGCCGAAGCGGAGCTGCACGTGCATAACTCCCGTCCTCACTACATCGTCAAAGGCATCTGGCCAGTGGAGAAGAAATTTATCTGCCATGGCTGGTGCTCCCGCAACGACCGCTATAACGCCTTGGCTTATCTCACCACTTCCGCTGATGAAGCCCGCGCCATTTGCGAGCGCCTCCATCCTGATTTCGTGATTGATTCCATCGAGCAAGAAGCGTGAACAATTGTTACAGGCCCCTTTCCAGGGGCCTCTCCTGCTCTATTGTTCTTTCAACGGGCCGCGAGGCTCACCACTCCGTCTTTAAGCCATGCAAACCGTCGTCCTTTTTCGCCTTTTCGAGCAGACTCCCGATGGTGCCATTCGCCAGTGTGGCTTCACCGGCCCTGATCGTGAAGAGGCCCTTCTCTGGTAGCAGGAAATGCAACAGTGCTTCCCCGCCAATCGCCACTGGGTGAGGCCAGTGTTCCGTCATGCAAGTGCCTAACCACCAGCACAACTCAGGCAAGCCTCCTAAGCGGAGGCTCAAGCCTCAGGCTCTCAGAGCCGCCAGAGCCCGCAGACAAGCTCTTCTCAATTAGCTCCACCATGCAAGACACCATCAATCTCCTGGCCATCAGCAACAGAGGCCGTAGCCGCATTGGCACCACCATCACCACTGCCATTGTTGAGCAAGATCACCACGATAAACTGTTCATCGTGCTGCCGCAGTTCAATCAATGTCGATGGATAAAGAAAGACAATGACCCTGATTTTCGCATTGTGCAGGAGGCTTGACCGATGACTTCCCTTTCCATTGTTTGGCTGTTCAAAGACAGCGAAGGTTTCGAGGATTACGCACAGTCCGAAGAAGAGCGTGATCAACTCCATGCAATTTATCAACAAGCTGGCACCAGCTATTCCGTCACTGAACTTATCAGAGGAGAAGACCAATGATCACCGTTCGCAACTATTCTGACAACGGCCCCTACTTTCCTCCCACGCAGGGCATCTATCAAGCCAGTTCTCTCAAAGAGCTCATCTTCCACATAAGACTGTGCATGGAAGATGGTGATTATCAAATGGGAGTGTTTGATGAGCATGGACAATGCAAAGGCATGTGGGTGGACGAATCAGAGCCAATGGACGATGGAGAAGGCTGCATGGTGCTTGGTCCTAAGTGCTATGTGCTTTACAGGCCTGGAAGCATCAGCAAAGGCTTATGGAACCTCCACCTTTCTAAGTTCAAGAAGGGCTAGTCATGGGCACTAACTTCTACCTGCACGCTCCAGCTTGTGAACACTGCGGGAAAGAACCAGAGGAACCCTTGCACCTTGGTAAGAGCTCGGCGGGCTGGTGCTTTGGTCTGCACGTTTATCCTGGCCTTGGTCTAGATGATTGGACTGATATGTGGAGCTACATTCATTACAAGACAGAAGGAGAAAACTATGGCATCAGGAATGAATACGGAGACGCCATTGACCCTGCTCTTTTCTTCTCCATTGTCTGGGACAGAAAAGGACAGCCAGAAAAGCTTTTCGACAGGCAATGGCTGAAAGATAATCATGCCACTATTGGCCCATATGGCCTTGCTAGGCATGCTTTGTATCCTGGCCATTGCATTGGCCATGGTGACGGTCCTTTTGATTACATCATTGGAGAATTCTCATGATTGACGATGATTCGCTTTTGCACTTTGTCGAGGACTGGTGGAGGGGCATGGTGCTTTACGATCCTGACACCAAAGACTATGTGGACAATATCTTCAAAAACATTCACAAACAGCATTTTGTTGATTTCTTGCGGGATGCTTTGGTTGAACTTGGCGGCCAGTATGATTCTCATTGATTATTTTTCTGAAGCCTGCTGCAAGGGCACAGAGCTCGTTGAAGGCTGGTACTGGTATGAGGACGATGGGGAGGAAGTAGGAGGGCCGTACAGAGACGAAGAAGCCGCCATCGTGGCGGCTCAGGCAGGACTGAAGTGGTAGCTCATTCCGAAGGCTTGGGGACTCGCTAGAAGGCGGTAAAGGGACTCGCTGAGAGGCGGTAAAGGGACTTACTGGAAAATGGTAAAGGGACTTGCTGAAACGCGGTAAAGCATGGGCTTGAAAAAAATTTGGGACTAACGAGAATGCGGTAATAGGAAAAACCCTCCCTACCCCCACTGCCTATGCCTCTATGCTCTTGGGCGCATAATGCGCCTATGCGTTTATGCGCTTATGCGCTTATGCGCATGCAAGCATAAGAGCGGCCAATCCCCCTATTTCCGATCGGCGAACCGTAGATTAGAACTCCCCTGACAATCCCCCTATTTCCGATCGGAAAACCGTAGATTAGCCTGATTCTCCCTATTTCCTATGGGCGAACCGTAGATTAGCTAACTCTCGCAAGGGTTAGTTATCCTTACTCTCGCAAGGGTTAGTTATCCTTACTCTCGCAAGGGTTAGTTATCCTTACTCTCGCAAGGGTTAGTTATCCTTACTTGTGAGAGGGTTAGTTATCCTTACTTGTGAGAGGGTTAGTTATCCTTACTCGTGAGAGGGTTAGTTATCTGAAAAATAGCGCTAGGTGGCTGTTACTTTGCCTGCGACGCCATAGCCATAAGAACACCGTTTGATTACGTCCCGTAGGAATAGCTATCCAGGCCTCTCTACGATGGCCAGAGTAACGATGCCAAGATCGGCGGTGCCCTACCACGGGAAGGGGTTGTTTCGTGACACCTGTAACAATCCTTAACGTTGCGCCGTGGTGCCATGCGATACGGGGCGATCGGTGCATGATTCGAGCCTCAAGCGTGAGCCCGTACCCTATGGGGCCCCCTACTGTCAACACAACGGCGCGGATTGGTGGACAGTAGGGGGCCCCATAG